ATGCTTTAAAGACTGGCCAGACATGCAGTACCTACTAGCAGCTGACTACCGTCTTAAAAAGAACGATATCCCAAGGCCTCAGTAGTGAAAGACATATACAAATATGCTGACGCTATGATAGCAGAGTTTGAACGTATCAGAAAATCTGGTACACCAACAGCCTATATAGACAACGGTAAGGAAGCTATACTTAACTACCTTACTGAACAGCTAATGCACTAAATGACCTAAGAAGTCTTAAAACTCATCAAATCAATAACGTGGCTAGTTACCACATAAGGAGCCTACATGGCAATTAAATTATTAATCAGTGGTTTTGAAAACACTGGTAAGTCAACGTTAGCAGCTAAAATAGATAATGCTATGGTTATTAACAACGATAGAAAAGAGTACGGCTTCGCTGTGCCTCACATTAACATGACGACGTATAGTGGTATTGACAACTATATCGATACTATTAATACAAAGCTAGGTGTGTACAAAGAGAAGATGGGTAAATTACCTGAGACTTTAGTTATAGATACTGTAACACAGTTCTACAGCTCAATGCAGGCATTCAACAACAACCACTTCAAAGGTTTCGATATCCACTCTAACAACAATAGAGACACTCTAAACCTAAACGCATACATTGAAGATGTTTTAATAGCTAATGGTGTAAACGTTGTAATTGTTGCTCACACAACATTCGACTCAGACACTGCCAGACACATCATCCCTGCAACAGGCCAATTTGGTAAAACAGGTAGCTGGATGTCAGTAGTAAATGAAGCTGTCTTCATCGAAAAGAAGTCAGGTAAATTCATTATACACCAACGTTCAATGAAGCACCCATGCCGTACAACACTCCCAGAGCTTGAAGACTCAGTGGACAGTACTAAGTACGACATCAACGACCACATAGCAAAGCTTACAGCCTCTAAGGTAGAAGCGCAAGAGTTCGTGCTTTAAGCACCAATATAAATTTAACAACTAAAAAGGAGAGACATGAGTTTCTTAACAGTAAAACAAGAATCAGTAGCAAAAGAAGGCGGTAGCGGGTACATCACTAAAAGTGGTATCTACGACTTAACATTAAAACATTGTGAAGTAAAAAACACACAGAACGGTGCAGTACAGGTAAACTACTTATTTGACAAAGCAATGTCATACGGTAACACTATCCTAGGTACATCAGGTCAACCAACATTCGGATACAACATCTTAGAAGCATTAACTGCTACACTAGGTGAGGACTCTCTATCAGATCCTGAAATGACTACAGTAACATTCAAGAAAGGTGCTAAAGAGTTACCTTGTATCCCTGAGTTAAACGACGTAGCTGTTAAAGCATGGATCCAAATCGGATACCGTATGTACAAAGGTGAGATCCAAGAAGACGTATCAGTTAAACGTTTCTACAGAGTAGCTGACGGTGCTGCAGGGTCTGAAGTACTTTCAGGAACTGACATCGGTACACGCCTAGAGAAAGACACAGCAGCAGCATCTGAGATCAAATACGAAGATGGTGTAACTGAAGAAGCAGTAGCTGCTTGGAAGAAAGCTAAACAAGCTGGCGGAGCTCCTGCAGCTGCACCAGCTAAAGCGGCTACAGGTGGTTTCCCAACACCAGGTAACAGCCCTTTCCCAGGGTAACCTGTGAGTCTGTTCACTAGAGTCCACGGCGCAGTAGCCGGTTACAACGGAAAGCTACCTCCTCAATTTATTGAAGAAGAAGTAGCCAATGGTACAACAACCTATACACACTTAACGCCAAACATGCGTGTGTGTGTTATTAGACTTAAGTCTGGCCATGAAGTAATTGGTGTAGCACAAGTACTAGATGCATCTAACGACGTGGAAGCTATCGGTAACTCAGTAGCATTAACTAATGCTAAGAACGAGTTATGGAAAGTTTTCGGAGCAATAGCTCTATCTTAACACTTTTAAAGGAACAACATGTCAGTAAGAAGACACCTGGGCTTCGGCTCAACACCTAGATTCTCACAGCTTCGTAAAGAAGTAAAAGGTCTAACAGATAATGCAGATCGCCTAGCGTACGCTGAGTACGACCCAAGCCTAGGAGTACCTCCTACGGACATTCAAAAAGCTAAACTAGAAGAGTACGTAACACCATTACCTACTCTAACTTTTAAAGGCTCTGAGAAGCTTCACGGTGAAAATATGGCAGTAGCCTACTCCAACGGTGAACTATGGGTCCAAGGTCGTAACCACGTTCGTACTCTCCTAGGAGACCAAAACGGCATGGCACACTTCGTAGAAACTACTAAGTCTGCTTGGTTAAGTATTATATCTACCTTACAGCACACCTACAACGTCAACACAGACACCCACACCATAGTCCTAGACTGTGAGTGGGCAGGTGGTAACATCCAAAAAGGTAATGCAGCTTGCTCAGGTACTGATAAAGCAGCCTACCTATTTGATTACTTTAAAGTTGTAAGTAACGAAGATGACTCAATAGAGTACTTACCAACACAAGATGTAGGTAACCCCTCTATAGGTATCTACAATATGGCCTCGTTCACTCAGTACGTAATAGAGCTTGACTTCAACAATCCTGTTGAATGTGAAGAACAACTAAAAGTACTAGCAGAGCAAATAGAGGACAACTCTCCAATAGCTAAGCACTTCGACAAGCCAGCTAACGTTGGCGAAGGTGCCTACCTATGGAGCGAGTACAACGGTACTATGTTACGCTTAAAGACTAAGGGCGAGAAGCATGGTGGGAAACCGAAGGTTCCTCGCCAACCTAAAACCCCTCTAACTGATAGTGAACTAATTGCTATCGATGCACTAGCCACTGCCGTCACACCTGTATGGCGCCTAACTCAAGCCATAACTGAAGCTAACGCTACGGAAACTAAGCACATAGGTGAAGTTATAAAATGGGTGATGACTGATATTGCTAAGGAAGAGTCCGAAGTAATTGCAGCATCTGGGATAGAATTTAAGATGGCTCAAGGTACTGTAGTTAAAATAATCAAAGACTACTACTTTGATTCTATAAAAGGTTACTAACAACTGGCCTAGAGAACTATACCTCTTATTAAGCCCAGTAAGACCAATCCACTGAAGTCTATAAAATTGCTGAAGGTGTAAACCCTTTATGGCAGTCCCGTATCAAATTCTCTAACCCAGTGGGACAGGTAGAGGTAGTAAGATGTCCGTGGTTCGAACCCACGCTTTTAGTAGCTCAGCTGGTAGAGCACTTACAGGTCTACTTAAAGACTTAAAACTATATGGTATAAAACCATCGGAGTTCGTTTAGGACGTAAGCTAAAGGCGAGGCGATTAGCTAGTAATACTAACGCTAATCCCGGCATTAAGCAACAACCGTAACAAGTACTAGTTTTTGGTCTAGTACAGACGAACCGCGTAGTAGCCACCGAGTGTCTTAAAACAACGTGTAGCTGCCGAGCTGTAGGACAGTAGAGATAGCATCTCGAACTCTAGTATCATCATGGTTAACAGCCTCAGTACTAGTTAAACCATAAGCCTCTCCTGTAGTCATCGTGACTTAGATAAGTTATTGCAACATCCAGTGACGCTCTCATAATTTAAAATAAATAAGGAATTCAAATGACTGAATTAAATAACATTAAAGAACAATTAACAACAGCATTAGCTTCAATCGAAGCTTACACAACTAAGCCTACTAAAGCTGAATCAGCACGTATCCGTAAGGTACTTGGTCAAATCAAGAAAGATGTAACTGGCGTAAGAGCTGCACTAGTAGCAGCAGACAAAGCATAATGCCTAACGCGACGGTATCATTCCTGCAAATACGTAGAGCTATAGATACCTTACTACTCCTAGCATCAGCGTCAGCTGCTGCAGCCGGTAGTATAAACATTGCTATAGCAGGCATCGCTGTATACCTCATCTCAAATGTGGTAGATAGTAACATGCAAGATATAAAGGAACGCAATGCAAACAACAGATAACTTCGGGGAAGCAATCGCTGCCCTAAAAATCGGCCATACAGTAACACGCACTGGCTGGAACGGTAAGAACATGTACCTGGAACTCCAAGTACCAGATACCAACAGTAAAATGACTCTTCCATACATCTACATGAGAACAGCTCAAGGCGACTTTGTCCCTTGGCTAGCATCTCAGTCAGACGTACTAAGTGAAGACTGGCTCATACAAAACAAATAAAGGAAACCAATGGTAGAACTCGTAGACAATAAATCACATCTCATAATAAAGAGGGATGGAACTTTAGAGAAATACGATTACATGAAGATGTACAACGTACTTCTCTGGGCTTGCGAGGATGACACTACCCTTGCGGACTCTTTAACAGCTGCACTGAATATAAAGATATACGATCGTATGCCTATATCAGTGCTAGTAGATGAGCTAATAGATACTGTATCTAACCTGACATCACAAATAACACCTGTCTACGACAACGTAGCTAAGCGTCTGTACCTCCAAAAGATGTATAAAGACACTTACGATATGCGTCGTAGCCAGTACCCTAACTACTCTGATGTATTAAAATCACTAGTAGATGCTGACAGAATCATAGATATATTCAGTGTACTAACAGAAGAGGAAATCTATAAACTAGGTGCTGCAATCACACCATCTAGAGACTTAGACTCTACATACCTAGGGTTAAACCTATTCTTCGACAAGTACAGCTTCAAAATCAACGGCAGTCCCGCTGAGTTACTACAGCATGGTTTCATGCGTTTAGCAATTCAAGGTTTCCTATACGAAGATGAAGACGTTAGAACGGACTTCATAATCCAACGTTACAACGACCTATCAACATTCGTGTACACTGAAGCAACACCTAAGTGGCTAAACAGTTTAACTGCAGACGCCCAAATGGCATCATGCTGCCTACACCAAATGGCTGATAATTCTGAGTCTATAAACAAAGTAGTATCTGACATCGGTCAGTACTCTCGTCACGGAGGAGGCAATGCAGTTGATGTATCTTCCCTCCGTATGAGAGGATCTGCAATAGGTAGAGCTGGTAAATCATCAGGCCCTACACCTACTATCCAACATGTAGAGGGTGCTATCACTCTTTACAACCAACTAGGTGCTAGACCTGGCGCCTGTGTTGTTACCTTCCAATGGTGGCATGCAGACGTACTAGAACTACTAGAGTTAAAAGACGAAGGTGGTAACGAGTCAAAACGTGCACGTAAGTTACAATACTCCATCAAACTAAACCGTATCTTTCTAAGAAGATTAGAGCAGGGTAAAGACATCTCCCTATTCGATCCTAAAGTAGCTGCCAAACTACTTACCTTGTATGGTACGGAATTTGATGAAGAGTACGAACGACTTGAACGTACAGGTTGTAGCTCAAATGTTATCTCCTCTTCAGACCTAGGCTACATAATAGCTAAGATACGAGCTGAAACTGGTAACCTCTATGTGTTCTTCGACGAAAACTCTAACGAGCAATCACCTTTCAACGCTAAGATCCATCAGTCAAACCTCTGCCAGGAAATACACCTCCCTACAGAGGCAGCAGAGTACCTAGACGAGACTTTAACACTTAACCTAAGCAACCAGTCCTATGAGACTCAAACGGTCTCTAAGGCAGGCCTACTGGCTCTGTGTAACCTCTCTAGTAACAACGTCTCTAAATGGATGTCTATGACTCCTAATGAACAGTTCGCATCAGCTTACTGCCTACTAAGAGCTAGTGACAATCTAATTGATTGGCAATACTACCCTGTAAAAGACGGTGAGATGTTTAACCGTAACTACCGAGCAATCGGTATAGGCCAAAACAACTTAGCCTACCACTTCGCATCTAAAGACATTAAGTTCTCTAGCCCTGAAGCTCTCCTTGAAATGGAGATCATCAGTCGCTCAATGCACGAAGTGTACACTGCAGCATCTGAAAAGCTAGCACAAGAACGTGGTAACTTCCCGTTCTTCCATAAGACCAACCTAACAAGACCTTCTCGTTTCTCAACTCTATTCTCAATAGCTCCTACAGCAACATCCAGTATAATTATTGGAGCAACTGAAGGTATTGAGCCAGTAGTTAACATGGTAAGCGAGAAAACTGGTACCTACTCTAACAAACAACTAGCACCAGACCTAGCGAACCTTCGAGGTAAGTACGAACTAGCGTTCGATATCCCTACTAAGGCTCTCTACGACTTAGCTGCTGTTAGACAACGTTACCTAGATCAAGGACAATCAGTTAATACGTACATCACTAACACTGAAAGTGCTTATGAAATCCTCAGCGACATTATATACGCTGAGAAGGTGGGACTTAAATCCCTTTACTACCTACAAAGTAAAAACACAGAAGTGGAAGTATGTGAATCATGCTCCAGCTAAAAGGACTCAAATGAGTAACATATTAAACATATCAGAAAAACCAACCAACAACCCGCTCTTTGGTGGGCTAAGTGGAGGAGTATTCCTTCGCAGCGATAAGGTGCAATACCCTATCTTTAAGGCCCTATACGAAGCTGGCTTTGGAAAGTTCTGGACAGATAAGATGATAGACTTCTCAGGAGATGCCTTAGGCTTTAAAACTCTTCCAGAGGTAGCTCAACGCATGTTCAGGCTAAACAATGGATACCAGTCACTAATGGACTCAGGTGTAGTTAACATCTACAATGATCTAACTATGTGCTGTACTAATCCCGAGCTTGCAATGCTCTACCAATACATCGCTCAAAATGAGTCAATCCACGCATTAAGTTATTCAACAGGACTAGTAGAGATGTTTGGCGACAAGGCCACTGAGGTCATAGACATTGTCTACACAGACCCAGTAATCAAAACTCGCTTAACATCTGAAATAGACTTCGCTGAACAGCTAGACCGCAATAATATGCAGTCTATCTTCAAAGTAGTAGTATCAGCTTACCTCCTAGAACACATCAAGTTCCCATTCAGCTTCTTCGTAACATTCCGTATCAACAATGCCTATGGCAATGCAATCAACGGTTTCTCTATGTTACTTAAGAAGATAGCAGAAGACGAAATGGATGTACACTACCCAGCTAACGCTAATGTTATCAAAGTAATGATTGCAGAGAAGATGGTAGACCCTACATGGGCTAAAGAGTTTATACAAGCTGAAGTTAAACGCATAACTGCGGAAGAATTCACTTGGAATAACTACCTACTACAAGAAGGCTCAATCCCAGGCTACAACCAAGCAATTGGTGAAGCCTTCATTGAGTACCAAGCTAACAAGGCTTTACGTGATGTAGGTATCAAAATAGATGCTGTTAAACCTAACGATACTATCACTTGGTTTAACCACTACCGTGATATAGGTAACCAAGTAGTTGCTCAACAAGAGCAAAAATCTAACCAATACCAAAAGGGCGTTTTAAAGAATGACCTTGCAAAGTTTACATCATGACACTAACCTTAATACTTCAAATAATCACACTACTGCTCGCACTAGGTGCTGCAGTAGGGTCTCTATATAATGCATTCTGGATACAACGTCCATGGTTTAAAGATCACAATGCTCAAAAAGCAGTATATCGTGCTCCAATGCCGTCAGAAGACTACCCCACACAATCAGTAGGCTCACTGCCTGCTGACTTCATTAAAGGAAACAAATGAAACAACTACCAAGACTATATAAAACATCTGTAAAAGGTGCTACACAAGTAATTGACATGTTAATTGAAGGTGATACCTACACTAGATCGTGGGGACAACTGGACGGTAAGATGCAAACTAAGGCCACAACTGCTAAGGGTAAGAACATTGGCAGATCTAATGAAACTACTCCTGAACAACAAGCACTACTTGAAGCTGAGGCTGTATGGGTGAAGAAGCAAAAAACTAACTACTCTACATCTCAAGAAGCTCCTGTAACAGTTAACCTTCCTATGAAAGTTAACGATTACCACAAACATACTAAGAAAGTTATCTTCCCAGCATTCGTATCCGTTAAACTTAACGGTGTAAACGCTGAGTATAGGCTAGTAGATGGTGTCCTTAAATTACTGTCACGTGGTGGAGAAGAGTATCCAATCCCTGAACACCAACGTGCAGATGCTACTAACCTAATGAAACACTTAGGTACAACAAGCCTAAACGGCGAGATGTACATACATGGTGAGTTCTTACAAGACATAATGGCTGCTACTAAAAAGCATAACGAACTAACTCCTCAACTTAAATTCTGGGTATTTGACTTCCCAGAGTTAGAAGGAGACTACAACACTAGATGTACTTATGCATACGGCAAGGTTGCAAATGGAGCCATTGTAGCTCCATCAATGCCTTTCATTAACGTAGGTGTATCTAACTCACACAAGGAACTAGATGATAGCCACAAGATTGCTGTTGAAGCTGGATATGAGGGCATTATTATACGCAACTCTAAAGGGACTTATAATTATAATACCCGTAGTCTTGATGTCTTTAAATATAAAGTAGCACAAGACGCTGAGTTTGAAGTTAGATCTTTCGACATTGATAAGAATGGCCATACAGTATTTAGCTGCTACGTATCAAACATCCATGTGGGTGACAAGTGTACATTTAAAGTAAAACTTAAAGGCACTAACGAAGAACGCCTAGAAATGACATCACACGCAAAAGACTACATAGGCCAATGGCTTAAAGTTGAGTATGAGATGCTGTCTAAAGATGGTGTACCTCAGAAGCCTGTAGGTATTATGTTTAGAGCTGTTGACGCTAATGGTGAGGCAGTTGAGTAACTTAACATGTGGTGTAGACCAAGATTGGTTATCAGAACATATCCATCAGCACCCTCCATACCTAGATAAGCTTAACAGCCTATGTGCTAGAGGCATAGATTTAAACCCTTGGCAAGTGAATGAACTCCTAATGGGTGGAAGGGCTTATGGCCGTACGTACCTAGCCTATGTTAAAATAGCGGAGGATGCTTTGGAACGTGGCCTCACAGTCACTAGAAGCATTGCTAAAGACTACGACCCTGATGTAACCACTCACCACACCTACAGAGACTTCTCTCGAGGTCTAGAGCACTTTCTAGAGCAACACTACTCAGATGTATTTGATGTAGCAATAAACTTGGAATATGTACACATTAAACTAAAGCCAACTTCATGCTGGTGGAAAAGAAATTGAGTAACCTCTGTAAAGTACTAGGCTACCTAGAAGACCGTGAAGGCAGGATAACTACTTTCACACCTAGCAACCCTCCTTGTGGTATAAGAGACTCTAAAGGGTATCGCCCTCCCTACCTGACTGTTGTCTACAACGGTTACGAAGGAGAGTTAACTGCAGAAGAGGTGGCTAGGGTACGTGACTTCGTATTTGGCCATATGCTTAAAGCCTTACCTGTCGGACCTGCTAAATACAACATACTCATTAAACCACTATGGTTTCAGAAACTACTACTTAATAAAGGAAAATAATGGAAGAACTACTTTTAAACGCACAAGGCCACAACAAGCCTTATTCTGTATGGGACGATTACGTTCCTCAAATAACTAAAGGACGTCACACTGATGTGTACCTTTTAAACCAAATAGAAGCTCCTGACGAGTATGGTAAACTATACGCTCAGCTACTAGATGCTGACAAGGGTGATACATTTACTCTACACCTCAACAATGGTGGAGGTTACGTAGACACTGGCTTCATGATAGTAGATGCCCTTACTAAAACTAAAGCAGTAGTAACTGCTAAGTTAACAGGTACTGTAGCATCAATCACTACAATCATGGCACTAGCATGCCACAAAGTAGTTGTAGGTCCTCACTTATCATGGTTATCACATAACTACTCTGGTGGTGTACAAGGTAAAGGTGGTGAGATGAAAGCTCAAATGGAGTTCATGTCTAAAGAGCTTGCCGCTTCATTCCGTATGATCCATGCCGGCTTCTTCACTGAAGACGAAATGACATCTATCATAAATGATGATGACATCTGGTTAAACAGTGTAGAAATAGAAGCACGTCTAGCAGCTCGTAAAGCAAATGACCTTGATAAACTAGAGGAAATTGCTGCAGCTAGGAAGGCTAGCTAATGTCTATGTACGATACGTTACTACCTCACGAGGTTAATACTTTAAAGACCTCAAAGAAGTTCCCTAAGTACCTCTGCATTGACACTAACATACCACTACTAGATGCTAACCATATAATTGCCTTAGGGCAGGATGGTAGCATCGTATGTATAGCTGAGACTGTCATAGATGAGCTTGACGCCAAGAAGACAGGTCGTAATGAGCTAGCTTACCAAGCTAGACACTTTGGCCGTCTGATAGCTGCTGCGACTCCTCTAGGCCGTATAACTGAAGACAACTTGACCATCACTAAGTTCAACGTAGAGGGCACTGAGGTATGGATCGTATCTATACCTACATACCCCGACTTATCAGACGTAGCACCTAACATCTTAAATGACCGTAAGATCATTGAAGTAGCACTACATCTAGAAAAGTATGGGCATAAGCCTGTTACGTTTATCTCTAACGATGTTATGTGTCGTATACGTGCCGAGTCTCTAGGCTTAGCAGTAACTGACTTCAAAGTAGTAGACAAGGTAGACTACGAGTTTACCAAACTACTAGAAGTAAGTGAAGGAGCCTTTAAAACACTTCACAACAGAAGTATCTTAGAAGTTGACCCTGAGCACTTAATAGAGCATTACAATTACAAGTTCACGACTCCTGCCTCCAGTCAAGTAAAACTTGCTTCTATTAATAATGGCTCTATCAACATACTAGGTAAAGACTCTGAACAAGAGCTACGCCGTCAAGACGTCAACCCTTCCAATGCTGACCAACTACTACTCTCACGTGCCATCCAAGATCCAACTATGGATATGATTGTATGTGAAGCCTTAGCTGGTTCTGGGAAGACTCTAGTAAGCCTGTCTAACGCTATACGCTTAGTCAAATCTAACACACCTTACAACTCTATCATGTATGTAAGAGTATCAGTAAACGACGTGGAAGAAGTTGAAGAAGTAGGATTCTTACCAGGTACTGCAGACGAGAAGAACGCAGTGTACTTCCACCCTCTCTATGACTCTCTAGACCATATAATCCGTAGCCGCTTTAAAGGTGGTAAGGGTAAAGGTAAAGACATCGATGAGAAAGTTGAAGAGCAGATTGAAAAGATGATTGATGACTGTAACATCACAGCCTCTACTGGACTTGGAATGCGTGGACGTACGTTCAACGATACTATTATCATCTTTGATGAAATAGGTAATGCTTCTAAACCTTCCCTCCAAAAGATGCTTACTCGTGTTGGTAAGAACTGTAAAGTTATACTTATAGGCTCTAATAACCAAATAGATAACCCTAATATGACTAAGTTCACCAACGGTTTAAGTGTAGTCCTAAACGACTGTGCAACAACTACAGGGATCATTAACAAGCATGTAGTACCTCTACAACGTGTAGTTAGATCAGACTTTGCAGAATACGCGGAAAACCTGTTTACTAAAGACACTTAATGAAAGATCTTATCTGGTTTATAAAAACTAGTTACTCCTACATGCAAGGACATAATAAGTTGTATATAACTTTACAGCTTCCTTACAGGTACTTCTTATATAGGAGAGCTTTCTAATGGGTGTAATGGTATTAGCGCTAGGATTTGCTGTATTATTTCAATTCATAATACTCCGGATCAAATGGAACGCCGGTAACTACGCCGATGTAGGTGTTGACATAGTTATGTTAGCACTACTAAACAGTGTGTTTGGAGGATCTATATTAGGGGTAATAAGTGCTACAGCTGGCTCAACACTTATCAGCCTTTACCTAATATGGTATCCAATCACATTCTTCCGGGACTTAATGGAAGTCCCTAAACCTACTGTACGCCAAGCATCTACAGCAGCAAAGCCACAATCCTTCTCGTCTATGACAGACAGGTTTGATAGCTTATTCAACTAAAACAAGGAACTCACACACATGGGATTTAAAGAAACTAACAACCAAAACACTATCGACGCACTAGAACAACTATCAAGAATTATTAGCATTGATGCTGATGACTTTCTACAATCATGGGCTGACCATCAAGAAGCTGTGCAAGCTGCTGAGGAAGAAGCTGAAGAATTCGAAGCTATCGAAGAAGAAGCTGAGGTTGTAGACTTAAGTACACTTTCACTAGTAGACAAGTTAGGCGAAGTACTTCACAGCACTTTAAATGACATCATTGTTGGTCGCTTAGTAATTGAAGATGGTGCTGAACTTTTAGCAACTACTCAAGCAGTAACACTTCGTGAGCAACTACGTGTAGCACTAGCAAAAGATGGTGCATAGTATAGTACAGGATATCTTTACCTTTAACAAAGAAGCTGGCCTCCTAAACGACGGCATGGACTCTTTCAAAGAGTTAGCATACGTACTAGAAGAGTCCTTCGAGGGCTTCGAGGGTATCTACAACACAGCTGATCTAGACGGTAATCCTTTCAAACCTGGTGACATGCAGTACCCTACTGCTCGTCAACTAGGGGTTAGCTTAGCTAATTCCCTGAAAGACGGTCTAGACATCCACGACCTACCACAACTAACAGAAGTACAAGAGTTCGATAAATCTATCGATGCTGTAGTCTTCCACATTGGCAAGTTTGCTAAGATGGGGTTAACAGTGGAACAAGTAGCTGAAGGCTTTGCAGCTGTATCAGCCTGTAACATGGCTAAACTAACAGGTCCTAAGGACGAGTTAGGTAAACAACTTAAACCAGAAGGCTGGACTGGCCCTGAAGATAAGTTACAAAAGATCTTAGATGATCGTAAGGACATTTAGTGGATACTAAAGAACACATCACATCAATTGCAGACGAGGTTGAGCCTCCATCACTAGCAGAGTCTAACAGAGGGATTCAATTAATCTCTCATTCAATTATGCAAAGACAAGCTAAAGCTAACGAAGTTGCCCTAAAAGGCCTATATGTAGATTTCTTATTTGATAAGTTAAATCTCAAGAAGTACCGTTAGGTATACCAATACAGAGTCTCTTTAAGAGGCTCTACTATTAGTATGTTTAAGTGTATGTTAAGTATACCTAGCGTATAATAACATTTGTTATAAGGAGTGTAGCATGCCTAGAAGAAAGACATTAGAAGAATTTAGAATAGATGCTGTAAAAGTCCACGGGGACGTGTACGACTATACACACTCTGTGTACACCAACGCACATACACCTCTCACAGTGGTATGTAAAGAGCACGGGGAATTCAGTATAAGGCCTAACAGTCACACAGCCTCTAAACAAGGATGTGCAAAATGTGCAGGAAATGTACAACTTACAACTACTACTTTTGTAGATAAGGCCATAAACGTGCATGGATGTCGCTATGATTACTCAAAAGTTATGTATGTGGACGCGCATACCCCTATCACACTTATATGTGAAGAGCATGGCGAGTTCACGCAGAAGCCTTACGTACACCTAGCAGGGCATAACTGTAATAAGTGTGGGCATGCACAGGCAGGTAAAAAGAACCAGAATAACCCCGACATTTGGAGCTACCGTGGATGGGAAAAGGCAGGCTCTACTTCAACACAATTTGAAGCATTTGTTGTATACATAATAAAATGCTCTAAAGATGGAGAGGAGTTCATTAAAGTGGGTAAAACATTTATGCCTTTAGCTAGGCGATTTGCAGGTGCTAAGGCACTTCCATACGAATGGGTACTA